TGCCCCCACTTTTAGAAATGAACAAAAAGTTTATTGATTAACTAATAAAAACATAATTAAAATACAAATGTCGCCACTGCAACATTTTGACACTTGTATAAATGTAATATTGAAAACCATGCTAAACTTGATGTAAGCAGGGACAAATTTAATAACACCAAGCAATGCAAAGCACTATCATTGCTTGTATAATGAATTTAAAACTAAATGAATTTTATATTGTTTTTGTATTTTATAAAATTTTATTTTGTTTTTGTATTTTTGTTGGGATAAATTCTTAAGTGCTATATAAGGAAAAGATAATATAAATTAAACCATCACCGTAAGTATAAAATGAATAATTATAATCAAAAAACTTATTTAAGCTAAATCCTAGTTGTGTTCTTCATCTTCATCAATTGCATTTGCTCTTGTCTGAAGATATTCTTCTTGTGCATGGGTATGTTTTATAAGAGCTCCCATTTCTTGATGATTGAGAACAAATTCCATACCCAGTTTAATAGATTGATCATTAAATTGCTGTCTATATTGTTCATAAACTAATGGCCCATGCCAATATAAAAATCTAAAAGCTGTACTAATGTTATTTTCTATTTGTTGTTTTTTGTCCAGTTTTGAATCTGTACGATACCAGAGAAGCAATCCCTGTGGAATTTCTAACGAACACTTAGACTTCCATAATCCATCTTCTTGATAAAAATTATGTTTCAAGAATTGAATTTCGTAAATAGTCTTTTTAGAAATTTCATCTGATTTATCGGGGGCTGTAACCTCTAGGTTCATCTCTTTGTATCCCTTGGTTATGGCCTCAATAGTTACAATATTGCGAGCATGAGGTGACACTGATATTATAATATCATCAGCGGCCATCATGAACCTTACATTTTCAATTATGTAACCGATATTCCCTGCATATCTGCTTCCATTCTTAATAAGAATGCGGTTTACAATAACAAACAAATATACCATGTGAACTGAACTATTTTCTATCAAAGTTCCTGGATGGCCAGATAACATACCTCCTGTTTTTGTCATTACAAAATCTTCAAAAACGACATAACTATGCATGTAATCAGTCAATAATCCAAAGATTATATTAGTTACATAATTTCTGTCAAAATGTAGTCGTTTTTCTCTATGACTTTGTTCCAAAAGGTTAATTATCATATTTGCATGTATTGCAAATGATGTATATGAGACATTCCTCTCCCAAGCTTTGACGTCAAAGTCAACCATATAATCCAAGTATTTCATGTGCTCGACTATTTTGCCTGCATCTTTTTCCATGTCTATACCTAGCGCATAAGGGCCAACCTTTCCGTAAACCTGTGGGGTGTGTGAAATCAAACATTTGAACATTTTGTGAAATTTATTGTAAACTATTTGATGAATAAAATTTCCTGTAGCTATTGTTCTAGTTTTTGCATTTTTAATTTTCGATTCTGGAATTAATTCTTTCTTAACAACCTCTAATTTAAAATTCAATGGAATGTGTTTCATATTGTAAGATGTTTCCATCTTTCGCGCTTCTAAATATACGGAGTCTCTTATATCATACGCGTGATTTTGTTCGTTAAACCAAATATATTTTGTTTTTCCGACTGCACCTTTCTCTAATTTGTAAGGCAAGCCGGCTGAAGAGTGAATATTTATTGGTTTATCTCCCTGTAATTTTGTGCCAATTATTGCTTCTTTTATATCAAGAATTCTCATCCCCAATATATGTGGATAAAAAGTTTTATTGGATTGTGTCAATGCTTTTTGAGCGAATGTTTGTTCTGTAACAGTAAGAAAGGGTAACTTTGCATTATCATATTTATTTAATGATACTGAAAGGAAATGTTGTGATTCTTCAGGAATCCTTTTATCATCTGCATTCATAGCAGCTGGCTGTACTGTATTTTCCCAAATATTTTCGATTGGGGTTCTTTTAAAACCCAAATCTTTACTGACTCCTTGATTTGGGTAAGGTGATACATACATATCATACGAAGCCAACTTAACTCTATTAATCCAGTGTGAATCTGGCAATGGTGTTAAATCCAAATTTTCTACCATAAAGCCATTTGGTTCCTGAAATTTTTTAAAACTACTTTCCAACATTTCTTGTGTAACTATTTCTATGTAGTGTCTATTAACATAGTCATTTGTTGTTGCAACTAATATTCCTATTATTGGACGCATTCGTAATTTAGTGTTAAAATGGAAGTACATGCTTCCAGAATTTCCTTCAATTGCACACAAATCATGTTCTGAATTTAATATTGCAACTCTAGTTGAATTTGAATTTCTATTGTAAATTTCTGCATATTTGTCAGTTACTGTTGTATCGCATTGACCTATTGTTTTATGAGTTCTAGTTCGTGTGTCAAAATCTGACATTCTATTTGTTTCTATAATCAAACCACTTGCTGTTGTACTTGATAAATTGACACAATTCTTGCCCAAGTCATCTTCTTTCATAAATGAATGTAGTATATCTCTTGTATTTCTCAAACCGGGTAAATGAACTACTGCCACATCAGTATTTGGTAAAAATTGAACATGTTTATTAACTCTAATAGAATGTGTTTTTATTGCGTCTAATGGTGCATATTCTCCCTTAAGTGAATCATACAATTCAACTTTTATATCCTCTGTTGTTTGAGGTATTACATGTGCTGCTGTAACAATGTAATCAGCTCTGATTCCAGTAGCCGTTCCTTGATGGGTTTTCATTCTATCTCCAGATTTATAAGAAAATCTAATATCAAAACTATTCCTCTTCAAAATTGATATTAAATCACCATAATCATCTGTGTTATACCCAACTACTTTTGGTGGTTCCAAAATTTTTCCTCTTCTAGCATCATTGTAACTTACAGTCTTAGGAGAAAACATTTCTGCAAAGGTACCCACAACTTTATAAGCACAGAAAACACCCAATGTAGCAATTGCTGCTTTAAAAAATATACCAGCGGATTCTTTCAACATTTTAAACCATCCGTAATTTGATATATTTTCACAAGTTGTTTTAACAAACTTTTTAGCATCAGCATATCTTTGAGACAATGATTTTGCATTGTTTTTTCTAAATTCTTTGTCAATGACTTCTTTCAAACGCTTTTGTAATGTTTCAACATCGTAATCCTTGCCATCATGGATATAATCTATCCAATATAGAATTGACGCTTGACTTTCTGGTGTTCTTGAATCTATGGGATAAACAACTTGAGCAGCGGTGTCCTCGTCTTCACAATCTTCATCAATGTAAATTTCAAACTTTGTAAAGTCAATAGGCCCTTTCTTCATTTCATGTCTAGCAACTGACAATTCCATCCTATAGTAACCATCATTTTCCACTAACTTACAAAAAGCACCTTCACTTTCTTCAGCTACTTCTACTGGTGTGATTTTATCCTTAAACTTTTTAATTTG